AGGCGAACCTGATTCGCTGCGTGCTGCGCCGTGTTTTCACGGCGATACTTGGATGCGACTACCGCAAAGACGCCGCTTATGAGAGCGGCGGCTACCAGCCCTGCGAAGCCGACCCATTCCATCAGGAGCAACCGCTCGTTTCACCGCACATCGGGCACACCAGACATGAGCCTGCACGTTGCATGGGCGCTGCACAAAAAGGGCACGCTGTACCACCTGTTTGTATAGTGCAGGCGGGGGCGGGGGTTTCTAAGAAGGGTGTGTTGATCACAGTCACAGTTTCGGTCATTCAGTAGTCTCCATCCATATAACACTGGTCATTCGTTGGCCTCCAATCGACCGCCAAACCCCCAGAACAGGTTGAAGACATACCGGTCGGTTGTGGCGACCAGCGACCGGTGCGAGTGAGTCCACGTTGCCGGGAAGATCACCGCTGCGCCCTCAACGGGGGAAACCTTGATGCCCTGCTGAACAAACTCTGTTTCCCCGCCCTCAGGAACGGTGTTCAGGTATAGACACATTGTGAGATGTCGGTGGGCCGCTCCCGGCCAGCCCATGTCAGCGTGGACATGGTGGTACGCCTGACCGGGCCTGTATCGGAGGATGAAGTACCCCTCCGGGGCGAGGCTGAACGGTGCGCCGTTGGCGGCACATGGCCGTTCTACCTGATAGTGGTCAAGACACTCCTGGGCGAAGTCCAACAGCGGTTCCTGCTCCGGCGGTGGGCAGTCGGCGCTGAAGTTCAACTGGTCAGAAGTTCGGCTTTCTGGTTCAGGGTCGTCGGTGAAGCCCGACCGGTACCACCGTGACGACTGCTCAATACTCTCCAGCGTGTTTCGACACGCCGTTGTGTCCTCCAACTGGTACTGGCAGATGAAAGGGTCGATCCAGTCATAGTTCACGCCGGAGCCACTCCTGATTGTCCTCGTCCCAGTCGTGGAACACGCCCTCTTCGGGGTTCGTGAACGTCGGGTCGGGGGTCGGTGGGTCCCACAACATTGTCTCCTCGTTCAGCGTCCACGACGGGTAGGGCTGCGGCGGGGAGAACGCATCAAGGGCGGGGTGGTAGATCATCCCCTCACCGGCATACCGGCTTCGGATGTTGCCGTTGTACGAGGTCTGAATCCATGTCCCTGAGTTGGGGAGCATGGCGTCCAGGTGGTCGATGCCTCGTTGTTCAACTTCGACACCGTCGATTGTGGTCACATCGTTGGATACGGCCACGACCCGTATGACGACGTTGTTCTCGTCTAGTTCAGCGAAGTGAGCCATAAGTCCTCCTAAGAAGTCGCATAGCGAACGATCACGATCCCGGTGCCGCCATTGCCACCACCAGAAGCGCCACCACCCCCGCCACCGCCACCGCCACTGTTGGCTGAGGCCGAAGAGCCACCAACCGATGTGCCCGGAATGCCTCCACTGTGGGTTCCACCATCACCAGCACCGGAGTTGGCTCCACCAGACGCCACGTTGGTACTGTACGATCCGCCACCACCCCCGCCGGAGTAGTAGGTGGAAATGTTGTCGTAGGAGAACGCTGACCCCGGACCTCCATCACCGCCATCTGTAGTCACTCCGTCTCCACCGGCACCACCCCCGACATTTCCGTAAACGGAACCGCCACCACCACCGGCACCACCCCAAGGGCCGCCCCCGGCGGATTTGCCTCCGTTGTCGCCACGGCCCGCCCTGCTACCGCCGATGCTGATGGCCAAGCCCTGATAGGTGTTGTAGGTGTCGTATTGGGCAATGGCCGCTCCACCACCACCGCCCCCTACGCCACCGGTCTTCCACAGGTAGCCGCCGCTGCTGCCCCCGCCAGAGCAGAACTGTTCCTCGTCGGTGCCGTCGGCCCAAATAGTCCACCCACCCCTAGCGCCGAAGTAACTGGCACCGGACCCGCCACCACCAATCGTGATCGGATAGACACCTGATCCGTTCCCACCTGCCGTGTGGACAACGGTCTTGACTTCAAAGATCCCACCGCCACCGCCACCACCGCCGGTATACATCCCACCACCGCCGCCGCCACCGACCATGAAGAGTTCAAGTTCACCGATGCCGCTAGTGACCGTGAAGTCAGCCGAAGAGAGGAACTTGTGCCATTTCCAAGCGCCGTAGGTGCCGTCGAAGTCGCCGCCCGTGGCTGTGATCAGCCCGGCCTCAGCCGCACCACCACCGAAGGCACCAGAGTTCCAGTCAGACACCTTGGAGTTGGGGAAGTACCGACCGATCCTTGGCATGACTAAGCGGCAATCTGGTTGACGTACCCGTGAAGAGTGATGACGTTCGTCGTCGCCGCAAAGGCTTTGACGATGAGAGGCGAGGCGTTGCCCTTGATGAGCAGACCGGGAGCGACAAGCGTCAACCCGGCCTCGGCCGTGATCGTGAGTTCGATCAGGTCGTCAGGGGCCGTGGTGCCGCCCCACTCCAACGTCAACTTGACATCGGAAGCGGAGGTGTTCTGGGCGTAGATCCACACCTCGTCATACGTCGTAGCAGTACCCGACCCGGTGTGGATCGTGTCGCCCGCCGTGGCCGTTGCAGCGACCTTGATTGCCCGCCCGTCGGTAGACGCCGACAGTTTCGTTTTTGTGAATGTCGCCATTACTAACCCCTAACCAAACGATTGTGACGCCAATATCATATTAGCGTCTGTGCCTAAGTCGATATTTGCAGTCCCATCAAAGGATACCCCTCCGATAGTACGGGCTGTTTCCAGAGCAGTAGCCGTAGCGGCATTGCCTGTGGTGCTGCCCGAACTACCTGAAGCGTCACCAGTCACGTTGCCAGTCAGAGGACCAGCAAACCCAGTAGCCGTTAGGACCCCTGTCCCGGCATTGTAGGTAGCCCCGCCGTCAGTCTTCGGAGCCAGGTCACCAGTCGCCGACTCAAACAGAGCAACCGAACAGGTCGTATCCGTCGTGTCAGCAACCGTGATAGTCGTAGGCGTAGCCGCAGTCGCCCACTCAGTGTCGCCGTCGGCCTGCTTTACGAGAACATCGTTCGTTGAAGCGGTAGCAGCCGTCGTAGCGCCGACACCCAGTTTCGTTTCCAGCGCAATAATCGCACCGGAGGCATTCGTATGAACCTCGTCGTGAAGAAAGCCAGCATCATCCATTTCAGTAGTCGCCAAAGGCGACGGCTGTTGGACTGATGTGTCCAGCGTCGTCGGATACTGGGTAGCCACGCTATGAAACCGTGATCGTTACCGTCAGAGTCCATTCTGAGCCCGAAGCCTTCGTGCCCAGAGAGGCCACCTTACGGTTCAGGGCCGTACCGGTATCTTCCCCACCAACGCCACTGGTGGCACTGCGGATGCTCCACTCCTCCCAGGCAAAGTTGCCGTCAGCAGAACCCCACACAGACTTCCAGGTCATCGTCTGACCCGCCAGGGATGGGAACGAGGCCGACTCCATCGCCTTGTAAGACCGTTCACTGGTACCCGCCTGGAGCCCCGTATGGGTTGCAAGGGCAGACGTAGTGCTGGTACCCACCCCGATATAACTAGCCGTGCCGTAAACAGCCGGAGAAGCCAGGCCGCAGAGGCTGTTCAGAAGGTCCGCAATCCCCCCATTCAGGAGAAGATTGTCCTCAACAGAAACCGTGTCGTTCGGGGGGAGCCCTTTAGCCCGGTCAGAAGCAACATTCCACTTCTCAACGGTGGCTACAACACCCCATTCTTTGGAGTCGATGACATCAGGTGCGCTCATAGTGTCCTCACTATACACCGGTCACGGGACGGCCACCAGACAGGTGACCGCCCCGCAAACGGGTTATTGGCTACGCCCGTTACTCAGCGAACGGCGCAGCGGTGCTGACGTTGGTCTGGCGGTTGTGAGGCTCATGTAGGGTGAGTTTCACGTTTGCCGAATGGAGCGGTGAACCCGAAGTGGTGATGTCATACGTCGCCTTCATGAACTGCTTGTAGACATCCATTCGGATATACATGCTCTTGTTGTCGTCACCTGGGCCGATTGCAGGGGCAGAACCGTACTCAACGGTGTTTGCACCCGCTGCGGTATCCGCACCCTCAAATCGGATTCCACCAGCAACGAACGAAGCGTTCGCACCAATAGCGCCCAGTTTGATCTCCATGACGACGGGCCCTGGCTTGTCGACCTGAACCCAACCGGTGTCGCCATCTGCGCTGATAGCAGTATCTGCGAGAAGTACGCCTCCGGTTGCGTCCCGGACAAGTGTGCCTGGACCGACTGTGGTAGTTGACTGTGCCATGTTTCAGCCTCCTATGCTTCCGTGAGGCCGGTATGCCTCACAATGGATAGAGGGTTGTAAATGGCCAGGCCGGGGTAAACCTCAACCCGACCCAAGTGCCCAGGCGCTGCCTCAGTCTCACCAAAGTCATTTACGTCGAACGACCCGCCCAGGCCCAACAGGCCTGTCACGTTCTCGTCCTCGCCAAAGGCGATGTAGTAAATGCTTGAAGTGACGCTGCTTGATCCCTGTGTCTCATTGAACGCAAGGATTGCAGAACCTGTTGCATCATCTCCGATGATCCGAACGGGAATCCCGTTCCATTGCAGAATCTGGCGGCCAAACCGGTCATCCCCTACATCAAGCAGGGAGAAGTAACCAGATGTGTTGCGACCAAGGGTCGTCAACTTGCGCCGGATAAAGCGGTTCATCAGGATGAC